GTGCCAAATCGCAGCGCAGTTGCCGCCGACGTGTACATATCTATCCCGCCGACACCATCGGAATAGATGAGCGTTTTACCTAAAGCGCCTACATAATTCTGTGAGTTCTGAACCAGCACAAGACCTTGTGCGCCACACAGGAAGGAAAACACCGACTGGGCTGCAGCGTCAGTGCTGGTGTTGTCATTCACCAGAACTTTCGCGCCAGCGTAGGATTTGGATAAAGTAAGTGTGCCTGTGCTGGTAGTAAAAGTGAATGCCGCGTCGTCGGTAATCAGTCCTGCCGTTCCGATGAATGGGACGCGGCCTGCTGTCAAAACACTGTTTGTAATTGTGCCTGGAATAGTAACCGCGCCGGCCGCATCAATACTGAGTTTTTCCGTATTCCCTATGTTTAACGATACTGTTGAGCCTCTAACGTGCATTGGCAAAAAGACACTGCCGCTTCGGTCAAAGGCAAATAAATAGCCTTCTCCTGCACTGAACGAAGTCTCAACACCAGATCCAGAGACTGGTGCACCAATGCCGGATTCTCTTAATGTGGAAGAGAACTCTCCATTCGCTGCACCAAGCGTTCCTGTGAACGTTGGACTTCCTGCCCGCGCTGGCGCTCCTGTACCTGTCGCAGTAGTCCATACCGGAGCAGTACCAGCTCCACCGCCAACGAGGATTTGCGTAGTCGCGCCTGCCGCAACTGTTGAAGGCGCTACGCCTGCCCCTCCGCCGACAACGAGTCCGCCGGCGGCCAGCGCTGCAGAAGATGCCCAAGTTGTCGCGCCAGAAAAGTACGGGACGCCTCCACTCGTCCCCGCCACCGTCAGCGCAAGCGTTCCTGTAGTGGTGATTGGAGACCCACTTACTGAGATCAATCCGCCTGTGAACGTCTGCGCAACGCTTGTGACGGAGCCCGCCGACGTATTAACTTGGCTCGACAGGTCAAGGAACCACTTCAGCCAGATCGGATTGAATTTCCCCTTTTGAGTCGCCGGATCGACCAAGACGACATCAGCGTAGGTCGGCGCGGGAGTGATTACGAGGGCCACTAGAGAGTTCCCAGGTCGAGTTGAAGCTCAATCGCTTTAAGGCGGAAGGCCGTAGGACTCTGATGCTGCATGTGATAGCTTCGGCGAACGAAGCTGCCACAGTTCGTCAGCATCGGTTGCTTTGTACCGAGATCTACATTGCGGAAGTTGGACCACTTGTCGGTAGTGTAGTCATGGTCGTTCTTGCGCACTTTAAGAATGCTACCGGGCACTTGGTCGGCGACGAACTTCATCACGTTGAGCTGCTTCCGCCGATTAGTCTCCCCGTCGAAGTTCGGTGTCACAATGTCTACAGTTATCACATCGCCGGCGTCATCGTAGTAGCTCTGATCCATTAAATATAGCTGCCCGTCACTCTCGTGCTGAAGGATATGGTTCCTTGTCGTATCATCATAAGTCGCCGCGACAAAGGGAAAGTAGTTTCCATCTACGTCAGTCCATTGGCTCCACATCCGAGACTCTAGGTCGTAGACCAAAGTAATGTTAGTCACGGTGAGGGTGAGAATGTAAAAGCGGTGCCCAACGTCTTTATGGAGGAAGGCGTAGGTCGTAGTGAAATCACCCTCTCGCAGCAACCTGTCGATCGCCGGCGTAGAGATGATCTCTGCCTTGAGTCCCTCCATCTTGATAACCTGCGTACCAGAGGACTGGTTAGTGCAGGCCCAAATGAGGATGCCATCGATGTAGACAATAGAGTCGGCGGTCACGCACCCGTAGTTGACCTTTGCCCCTTGAACTGGTGACAGTGCAGATCCCGCAGCGTTCTCAGCGTCATAGAATACCTCTGTACTCCACTGTTTCATAAAGATAACGTAGACGAGCTGCTTGGTGAGGCCAACACCAAGGTCTGGCTCAATCGCGGCGTAGATCACGTTGAGCGCGTCCCAGCTTACTGGGTCGTCGGGCTCGCTCCCCTGGATCGCGGCGGCGGCTGTGGCAACATAGGTGACAGAATCCAAATACGCCCAGCCCTTAACGAAGGTGGCGGGAAACTGTGCGTCGTTGATCAATACAAGTCCATTGGCGGCGTCATAATTGTATGCTTTGACGCCGTTGCCTATCTGAAGCTTCTTTACATTCGGCGTGTAGAGATCAAGACAGGAGGAGAACTTGTACACTCCGTTCGTCGTGTCGAGGGTGCCGCTGACTGCTACGCCGTCCTTGTAAAGAGTATTGCCGAAGATCGTGTAGATGTTACCGAGCCAGTTGTATGCTCCAGCGCCAGTAGCGGCGCCTCCCGGCGGCTGGCTGTCTACGGCGAGGCCCATCCGCTTGTACAGCCAGTACGATCCGTCCGCTAGCCGCTCCATGTAACAGTTGACGAGCTTGGAATCCTTGTCAGTCGTATAGTCGCGGTTCTCAGGAGTGATTACCAGAGGCAACCGTTTCGGCAGATCGACCGTTTGTGCCTGAGGCGGCATTAAGGCACCTCAGCCCAGTTTATGCCACGCTCTATTTTTCGTATAGTATGCGATTTCATCTAAATCTTCCCGTCATGTAACCTGCTCGCGAATCCGGTGTGAAACGCGTAGGACTGTCCTCTACATCCCAATCTTCAAGGAACGCCCTGTACCGTTCCGCCCTCTGCTGGCACCTATCCATAATCGCCTGCGGTTGACCTGTCGCCAGCTCATCCGCCAAGGCCCAATGCAGGAACGCCCGCCACTCCGCCGGGAAATTCATCGTCTCCGTCACGGAGACGAAGCCGGTGACCTGGGTCTGGAGGAGCAGGTGCGCCGTGCCTGTCGCAGCGGTGGCGTCGGGGATGGGCCAGAAGAACACACTCAGCAGCGTCGCCTGCTTGTTTACGAAGTAGCTGTTGATTGCGCCGGTTTGGGTCACTTGACTGAGGCGGACATACTCCTTCCAGGCGAGCGGAACAAGCGGACGGCGGTTGCCGTTGGAGTCTGTGTACCATGCATCAATCGCCCTCGTCGGCTTAGCCATCACGTTCGTTCCCGCAGGACCAAAGGTGTACGTACCTGTGCCTGCGGTAAGGGTAACGGACTGGTCAGAATTGAGCCAGAGTTTGAGGCCTTGAATCTGCTCAAAGTTGATGATGTCAGTGAGGCGACGCATTCCGCTGACGATCTGCTCGCTGTCTGGAGAATCGCCCTCCTGGATAATGCCAGCGTCGAAATAGCCGTCGGCGATGATGCTAAGGGGAGTGTTGTCAGAGGGGGTGGTCATGCTGTCAGTTCCTCAAGTCGAGCGGACGAAAGCGCGGTCTTGTATATCCTCACATTGCGGGTGGTGCCGGATGGTTGCCCTGCCCCATTCCCATCTGCATTGATCTGGAAGTTCGTCCCGATCTGGCAAGCCGTGCTCGTGGCGTCGTTAGTTCCGATCACTCCATCAACCGCAATATCAGTTCCAGTTGTACTGGAGAACCGCGCGGCCCACTTGAATACCGTTCCTGCGGTTGGACTCAGCGCGATCGTCGCATCGTTGCTCGTGCCGCCGATCCGCCTTCTGGCGATCAGGTTCGTGCCGTCCCAAAGCACTGAGGTCGAATTGTTGGCATCGACGTAACTGCCCCACAGGTAGTAGTCCCCGGCAGGCGGGACGATGGGGAACTGAGACTCGCCGTAGAGCGTGAAGTTGTTCGTCGGGACATTGCCTGCGCTGACGTACTGTTTCACGTCTGCTGCGGTTGTGACATTCAGCGGGATCGGCAGAGCTGGTGCGACGGCACCAGCAACGAGCATGTTCCAATCAACCTCAATTGCATCTGCCGACGTAACGATGCGAAAGCCGATTACTGGATTCGCCGCGCTAGCCGTAGTGAACACGAAGGGCTGGTAATCCGCAGTAAGCGTGATCCCTGTCCACGTCGCGCCGTTGTCGCCGGTAATTTCGACGGTCCCAGTTCCGGTTTTGCGTCTGACACGAGGCGAGAACGTGCGCACCGCAGCCCCGAGGACAGTCGTATAAAGAACTGTTCCATTACCAGCCGTCGCCGTAAGGCTCGCCGCTACCGCTGCGATTCCATCAGACCCTGTTGCCGTTCCTTTAGTGACATTGCTTGCCACCCATCCAGCATCTGACATCGTGCGGACAATGGCAGCGGTCGTGCCAAGGACATTGGCCTGTGAAGGTTCATCTGGTTCACCAAACGGCCCGCCTGTATCCGTGGTGAGAGTAGAACTGTTCGCTGAGGTAATCGGCGCGCCAGTTGCTTCGGTGACGACATTACTTGCGACCGTGTTCCCGTTCAGGGTGTCGAAGCATTTGACGCCATCTACGTTTGCGCCGTGGTAACTAGGAGCGGACTCCACGCCGACGGAGACGTACTCGCCGGGATTTTTGTTTGTTGGATTTCCGTATCCTTGAGCAGATAACGAGGAAGTTACAACCTGATCCATTGGATGCCAGATCAAAAAATCCACTGACGCATCCCCTGACGTGTACACGCCTGCGTAAATACCGTTTCCAGCATTGGAATGGGATCGCGTGACTGCAAACCGTTTCCACTCCGACGTGATCGTTACTAAATCTGCTGCGTTTAGGCCAGACCTAGACGACAGTGTGATGGTTTGATCAGCGCCTGTGTTCGATTTCAGCCACGCACTTACGACCTGCGTATGACTTCCTGCTGTGGTGTAATCTCCCGATCCATTACTAAGCAGTCCAAAACCAGAACCACGAGTCGCTACTACTCGTGCCGCAGTCTGAGAACCATCTGGTGCGATGCCGTAATTATTAGTTTTGCTGCACGTCCCTGTCCCACCTGTATCAGTTAACCAGATCGCGTTACTGAAATCCTCACTCGTAGTCTTGAGTAAGTTTTGCTCGACCCGCGCTCCCGTGAACCGGCTTTCTCCAGAAAGCGCTAGCCGGTAGATCCCTTCCCAGTCCTGAACGTAGGCGGTCGTGGCGCGGGTGAAGGTGGGGGTACTGATTCCTAGTCCCCACCAAGGCACCAACGAAGTCTGCAGCGTCGCTCCAAACGACACAATCTCTGTCGGCGGCGATCCGCCACCAAAGGGCTTACTTCGCCCAAAGATCGCGTGCGTCGTTCGGCCTCTCCCTTCAACCGTTGTCCATTCTACTCTGTTCCTCAACGCCCCTGTGTCCAGCCCTGCATATCCCTTCGCCGTTGCATCGTCCCACAGCAGCGGGTCGAGACCTGCACGATAGTCTGCACAGGTCCCGTCCGATTGTACGCCTTGCCGTCCGAACATCGTCCGAAAGCGCAGACGCTCTTGTCTAGCCATTTGTCTTCCTTAGCTCAAGCACGAGACTGCCCTGAGATCCAAGCTGTGCAAAACCGTTAGTAGTCATACACAGCTTGCCGCTGTCGTCGATAGCTGGATCTTCGTAGACCCCCGTGTCAATCACGCCGCCGAAGCTCCTGAAGTCCACATGCGGCCCGTGGTCCCGAGGGAAGGTCCACAGTGGCACCGGCTGGAGCGTCCCGGCGGAGATCGATACGTCAAACCACACAAGTCCATACCACGCTTGCATGATACGGAATGTCGGCTTGTTGTTCTTTCGGGCTGGATTAAGGTCGGAGGGGGAGAGGAAGATGTAATTCTGCAACTCCCCCGTTCCGTCGCTCAACATATCCACCCTGACTACAAGATGCGAATCCGCCTCTGTGACCTTCGTTACCACGACTTGCGCCATCGCATTTCTCCTTTAGATCTCAATCCAGGTCATGCTGCCGAGGCCGATGCTGGTAGTCGTCACGGCGGCGAAGACACAGGCTCCGCCGGGCGGCACAGCCAGCGCACCATCAACGTAGTCGATGATACTGTACGGTGACACACCGACAGAGGTGCCCCAAGCAGCGCCTCCAAAGATCCGTCGTATTACAGGTGCAGCGCCAAGAGTCGCAGCGTCATACATCAAGGCTACTGCGTTGCCTGCATTGCCGGTGCCCTGACAGCTCTGCACCCCCGAACCGATGGCAGTGAGGCCTGTCGGCACCGTAACTTGTGGCGCCATGATAGCCCATCCCAGGTTATGCACTGCACCCGGCACAGTAGTCCACGCGAAGCTGCCGTCCATAATGTACAGCGTCTTCGTGCTTCCTGTCGGATTGTACAGGATGACGCCTGTTGCCGTAGTGCTGACTGCCACCACGCTTTTCGCCGCGACGTTTGCTCCGCAGAACATCTGCCCGGCACGATTGTAAGCGAGACGATCAATGTTGCTCATGAGAAGATTCCTTTTGAGAGAGTTTACAGTTCAAGCCAGCCTACTGCCATGCGGTAAGTCGGAGCAGATGCCGCCCAACTTGCGCCCCAAAAGCCCAGTGTGTAGTACTGTCGCGGAGCAACAATGACCGGCGGAAGAGCAACACTGATCACTTTCACTAGCGTCATCGTCCCGATCTTGTTCATACTCGTGGCGCCCTCTCCATACACAAGGGTCCAGTTGTCCAGTACGACTGCGATCGCATTATCCACAGTGCCTGTGTGGACGACTCTGGAAGCCGCCGCCGGCGTAGCGCAAACGTTGACGCCGCCGTAGAGGATTGTCAGCGAGCCCTCGCCCGACGAACCGTTTACATTGACTGGCGTAGCCATCAAGGTGCCGACAGTGGTATGGATGCTGCCACTGTTCAGCACACCGACGTGCTCGACAGTCGTCAGGCCAGTAGTCGCCGTTGTTATCTCGAACTTCGCGTAGCGGAGATACAGACTCTTCCCGCCCGCTGGCTGTCCGTTGTAGATAACTAAGCTTGGGCTTGTCGAACCTATCGCCTGGGTAGTCGTCGCCACTGCGGTATTAGCAGTCGCGGCCAGCCACGACGTGAAATACGATCCTTGCTCTGCGGCCAGGTAATCCCGCGAGAGAAGTTCAGTCTTGTCATACATTTTTGTAGTCCTTTAAAGAGGGTTAGACCGCAACCGGGTTGATGAGGCCGGACTTGTCGGCGGCGCCTGTGATCGGGGAGTAGTTCTCGAAGAACCCGAGTTTCGTCCCCGTGGCGATCCAGATACCTGCACTGCCATCAAGCTGCCACATCCGGTTATCGGTGCAGTTGCCAGTGCAAGCGGTGCTGGACGAACTGATAAACGAGCCGCCATCTGAACTAGTGTTCGGACGGAAGAGCACGTTCTTGGCGAACAGGAAGTTCGTCATGTTGTGCGCCCCACCCGCAATCATCGCGGCAGTGTCGTTCAGGATGGCCCAAACACCGAAGTTCCCACTGACGTCCATTCTATCGATGGCTGCGCCAAGAACAATCGCGGTCGTCGCGGCAGTGGTTCCTAGGCTCGAAATTCGACAGTTCGTCATTGAGAAGCCATCGTTGGCGTTCGCAGTAGCCTCGCCGGTGAAGACGGTCAGGAAATTCAAGATGCTTGAAGTGTCCTTGAACTCACAGGCATCCACAGCGAAGTCCTTCGCCGCCGTGGTGATCGTGGTCGAGGCAACCGTCTGCGACTTCGTGACCAAGTACGTTCCTGTGTCGCCTGTCGTCCCCGTGACCTGCGAAATGATAGCTGTGTCCGCAGTAACGCCAGTACCTGCAATCGTTGCTCCAGGATAGATTGTGCCGGAACCGACTGCGGTGACTGTCATTGTAGTAGCCGCGATCGAAGCAGTAATGCTTGCCCCTACGCCGGTGAACACCGAGGCAACGTCGGCGAAGTTGGCAACGAACAGACAATTCTGAATGCTCATGTTCGACCCAACCACTGGGATGTTCGCGGTCGCGGCAGTATCGAAGGTAAAGGTCGGACGCAGCGAACCCGCGCCAAGGCCAATGACTGCGACTCCCGAACACTGCAACAGTGTCGATGTAGCGTCTGAGATCGCCTCCCGATGCCCTGGAAGGGCAAACACAATGTCTCCGCGGCCAGGCGTACAGCCGCTGTTCACTGCATAGTCAAGGGTAGAAAAAGGATCAAGAAAGGTTCCTCGATTCCCATCCGCAGACGCCCGCTGATTCGGCACCAGCGTAGGCCCGTTTCCAAGGAAAAAGGCCTGTCCCGGCTGCATTTGCAGCAAGGGCATACCGCGGACAGAAAGTCCGTTGGCAAAGCCCTGCGGGAAGTTCGTAACACTTCCGATTGGATTCATTTACATCTCCGTTAAAGTGGGACGGGGGTCTGCCCCGCCAACGCGTACTGCCTTGCCCGAAGGCCCTACCGGAGAGGCCGGCACCGGCTTCTAACTCGTCAGGCTGCCTATTTAGGCGCGCGCATTATGGCAAAATAACACGCGCGCCCCGTATAGTCAGTCTCTACGGACCGTTGCTGCCGTAAATGCCGCGTGGATCAGTACAACCCACGCTGAAACGCATATACGCCGCAGCCTTGGCATTCTTGGTGTCAAAGTCGTTGTCTTGGTCGAACATCGGCTCGTCCCTCCAGAACATCGTCATCCCGTTAGGGATGTTAGTCCGCAAGAACCATGGACCTGCCGACGTGAAGTAGTGACACATCTTGATCCCTTTCGGGAACGCGTTGGTCGCCTTCAGGACGTTGATGTTGTTGGTCGCTGTGTTGGACTGCAACACCGACCCAAGAATGCGGTTGGCGTTGAACCACTCTTGGCGAGACACATGCAGCGACTCCGGCATCACGCTGATCAACAGCCCAGTGTCGTTCTCCGCGCCCATGATCTGAATTGACAGATCTTCAAGCGAGGCTTCAGACAAGTCGGCCGCCGGCGACAGCGCGTTGCTGTACGTTCCACCAGTCGCATTCACATGCGCAGTGGAGCACAGCGCTACTCCGTCACCAGTCGTGAAGTAGGTCGTAACGAAGGCGTTGTTGTAGAGGAACGCCGCGACCGTCTCCACCGTCTGATTCATCGAGAACGCATTGGCCTCTGCACGCCGCGTAGCGACTTCTTTGTACTGGTTGTCGCGCAGCTCTTCGAAGGTGACGATGTAGCCAAGCGCGTAAGCAAGATGCGTGTAAGTCGTCACGGCGCCTTGGACTTCAGAGTCATACGTGACCCCTGCTCCCTGCGTCTTGACCGGCGCAATACCAAACGGCGTGACCTGCAACGCCTGTTCGTACGCTTTGTCGGAGCTTCTGATGTCGAACAGATCCGTATGCTCCTTTGCGTGGGAGTCGTAGATCTGCCCCCACGTATCGAAAATCCCAGGCCACAAGAGCTTGGGATGACTGCCTGTGTTGATAATTCCAGCCATGGTAGCTCTCCTTAAACGCCAGCGGCGCCAGTACCATGTCCAAGCTCATGGACATTGATCTGAACGAGCCACTTCGCATACGCACCAAAGACGTTGGTGCCCGCCGGCTTCCTCGCGAGGCCAAGGAGACGCAATTGTAGTGTAGCCGTAGTGGCGGGTGTTGCGCCGGTGTAGCTGGACAGCTGCCACCCCGAAACGTAGCCGTTGCCACTGCCGCTCGCACCGATCTGGTTAAGACCGACTTCGGTCGCGGCCAGAGCTGTGCCGTTGGACTCTTCCTGAATCTCAAAGACGAGATTCGGATCATCCGCTACCATCGCGTACCAGACATTAGCGTCACTTGCCGGCCGGTAGGTGATGTCGAGGTTGGAGGGATTTGCCATCAAGCCCTCGTACCTTCCAAGGCCCACAATCACACCACGCAGGGCACCAGTTTCCGCGCCGATCACAATGCCTGGGACGCCATTGGTGTCAGCCGTTCCGCTGCTTATTACAGGATCGCCGATGTAAAGGGCGGTCCCATAGCTCGCGGCGATAGAGTACATCCTTGCTTGTCCGTTCCAGGGAGCTCCGTTCAAATATGAAACGGGACTGAACCCAGAGGGACGGTTGTCATTCGCCATGAAATTCTCCGTCAGTTATGCAGCCGCCTTGGGCCGCTTGGGGGTGAAGAGGTCAGGGATTTTGGTGCGCGACTTGTCTACGTAGCGGAATTTTGATTCACCAGGCCGATCTTGCTCAGCCCCGATCATTCCACCACGCAGCGCAGCCGCGACTCGTTCATTCCTGTTGTCTACCAGCTTTTGATCTTCCTCGAACAACTCTTGCTTGATTTTCATTAGGATCAACCGAGTTGGCTGTCCGTCCTTCCCTACCTCTTGCCCAGATACAATACTGACTCGCGAACCCATGTCGGTGTTACCAGAAGCGGTAGACTCGCCGCCGAGACTCGCGTTGTTAAGCTTAAGTTCACGGTCATCCACATACTCGTAGCCGCCATCGAGAGCACGCTGTAGGCGCTCCTGGGTGCCGACAAACCAGTGAAGATGGTAGCCGGGGATGTCCGGCGCGGCAAGCCGCTGCACAGGGACAGACATCGGGACACGCTTACGCTCAGCATTACGCTGCGGCCTAGATGCAGGATTCAGTTTTTCAATTGCCATCTTAGCTCTCCTGTGCAAAGTACAATTCAGCATATCTCGCGCGCCAAGCAGCGGCGTCCTTGTAACGCTTGTCCGGGCCGACACGCGATTTAGCGTCGGCATCGCAGGCAGCCTTTGCTTCAGCAGGAAGGTGCATGTAGCCCTTCTTGCCGGCAGCGCGCGTTTCGGTCTCACTGCCGCTTCGCCCACCTTCGACCTTATCAGCGGGAGCTTCTTCCTTGCCGCCGAGAGTCTTTGTGACTTCCGCCGCGACGAGCTTGTAAAAGGTGAGACCCGTCGAAGTCTCTCCACCTTCCCGCAGCTCCTGCGCGATGCCGAGTGCAAGAGCAGTCTTCCGACGATCTTTACCGTACCACAAGTGGTCAGCAAGCCACACTTTAAGGTCGTCGTCGGGCACGAAGGCCGACGGCGTCTTTTCTTCTGGCTTCTCCGCCTTCTTCTCCGTCGTCTTGAGCTGCGTCATCTGGTCCGTCAGCTCCGCTACCGCAGCGTGATCTCCGGCTTCGCTGGCAGCAGCTAGGTCAATTTTGAGCTGCCTCCGCGCACTCTCGACTGCCTTCTGCGTCTCGACGCCGTGACGCTCTTCAATCTCCTCCAGCAATTCCATCGCCTTAGCAAGCTTTTTCTCTGTCTCCGCATTCGCCAACTTGACAGCCGAGAGTTCCTTCTCCAGCCGTTTGTTGTGTTCCTTCACAATCGGGAGCACTGTCTCACCACGTTTGATGTACTCGTCTGCATCGACGAAGCCGGCGGAGTCGCCCTTGAAACGAGCTGGCGGAATCCAGCCGATCTTCTCGGCGGCAGCCTGTGCTTCGGGCGTTGCTTTCGACTCGACTTTGACAACTTCTTCAACTTCAGCCATTGCTGTCTCCTTCGTCCGTTATGGCACAGAAGATGTCTCGATCATTCACCAGGCGATACATCTGCCCGTCTTTTGGCCCCTTCGCCATAAAGCCGGCGAACTTGGTCACAAGGACTTTCTCACCTACCTGCGCTCGTGGGACAGGCTCGTCATGCCAAGCTCCTGGCCCAATTGCCACGACCACTGCACGATTATCCACCATCGCCAGTCGGCCTTGCACATTGTCAGGAATCTCGATCACGCTGCCCTTCCGTTCCGGTTCATACGTTTTGATCAGGACCGCCACTCCGCGGGGGTCCAGCCCGCTTGGGTTCGTCATTATCTGTCTCCGTCAAAATATCTTCGTAACTCAACTCTGCCACGAAAGCGTAGCCCTTACACGTGCCCATGTTGCCTACGTTCACTAGGACAGTGCCTTCCTTGCTATAGTCGGTCATACTTCCATGCTCCCACGCCTGACGCAGCTCTTCCCGCTTCTGGTTGAGAAGATGCTTGACGTACTGAGTGACGTAGAGACCTTGCCACTCGTTGAACTCCTCTTCAGTCGGCGGACGCATTATATGAAAGTCTTTGCTGTGTACTGGTGAATCGTAATGCCATTGCCTGCGTTGCTGATCGAGAAACCGACCCAGAAGTCCAAAACGTTGGCAATAGTGCTGTTGAAGCCAGTACCGACAGCTGGAGCAGTCGCAGGGCCAGCAAACACGCCGGAGACGTTCACGGCGTCTACTTGCGTAGCAGTCAACGTCGGCTGTATGCCTCGAACCCACATTTGACCCATCAGATTCGCCGACGTGCCAGCGCCGACTGCCCTACATGTCAAGCGTGCGTCGATGCTAATAGGAAGCAGCGTGTGCGCTGTCGCGTTGAGCTGAAGGGCTCCTGAAGTAAGCACGACAATGGTCCCCATCATCACCTGGAAAGTAATGGTCCCTGGGGTGGTGACGATGTTGCTCAGCGCAGCTTCCACTTGAATATCAAGAAATCTACCCACTGTCCAAAAGTTCGCAGGCAGAGTGTAAAGGGCCTGCGCGTTAATGACAGACTTTGCAGTAGTGTAAGTGTTCATCGCCGTCCCAGCGCCATGCTGGGTTGTTAGTGACTGTACATATGTTTCTAAGGCCATCAGGGTCTCCTTGTGTTAAGCCGCTTTTGCCTTCATGCCGACTTCGTGCGCAGAGCGAATTTCGGCGGCGCGCAAAAGGTGCTCGATCTTGGCATTCAGTGCATCGCTCTGAGTCTTCGCCGCCGCAATCTGCGCGTTGAGGGCGGCGACCTGGGCATAGGCTTGCTCGCTCTGCGCGTTGGCCGCAGCTTGCTCTGCCTCCGCCATCATCTTGATGATCTTTGCGTTGTTGACCTTTCGCTCTTCCATCAAGCCCAAAATGAACTCTTGCTGCGATGATTGAAGTCTCATGTTTTCTATCTCCAGATCTCGTTGAGTTTTCAGTCTCTCGACCTGCAACTTCGGGTCTTCGGGCGGAGGCTGGCCTCCGAGGAAGACTTGATCTATACCCTCAACATGAAGGGCCTTGAGGAAGCGCTTCTCGACTTCGTCCCTGTTGTAGCCAGGCGTGGTCATCGCGGACTGTTTCAGCGCGGTGGCGAGCTGCAAGCGCATCGAATCGCTAGTGATGTTCGGGTCAGCGACGGGTGCGATCTCGTCGGGGCTTCCACGATAGTCGTCCCGCGATGCACCGCCAGGATAGTCGCGATCAAGTGGCAAATACTTCCCGTTGAGCCTGTACAACTTGGCGAATTCTTCCTTCGACGAGCGCCAGATACGCTTGAAGATGGCAGTGTAGATCTTCTGCCCCATCTCTACCATCGTGCGGGCAGTTTCGGCCGGCGTGTTCTGGCCGGGGTTCTCGCCGACCATCATGTCGGTAGTTCCAGCGATCCGGTTGGTGTAGTTGATCAGCAAGCTGAGCAAGGAAAAGAGGACCTGCGAAGGCTCGTTGACCGGGAGCGGAAAGATTGACTTCCGCAGATCGTCACCGGTGGAATCGACTCGCTTCCACTCAAAGGGCGCAGTAGTGTAGACTCCGCCGCGAATCTTCGCACCGCGGCCAAGAAATCCTCCGCCTGTCGTCTGCATCGTCCCACTGTCCAACAACATGTTGACCAGCGAGTTCACTGCTTCGTTAAGCGGCCCTAAGAATACACCAAAGCCAATGTCATAGATGCCGCCGTCAGGCGACGGGATGAAGGTTTTCTTGGTAAAGTACTCTAGGGCCGCTATCTTGATGATCTTGCCCCTCTGGGGGCCAGCCGCTACGCGCTCGACGTCTTCCTCGTCGTCGAAACGGCAGACGATACGAACGACTTGACGAGATGTAGACTCGAAGGTGATGATATAGGGCTCGGCGTAGCCATCGTCGTCGAGGTCCATGTTGACGTGCTGCTCGAGGAAGAGCAGCGACGTAGTGTCGTCGGGCGCTGGCGGAGTCAAACCTTGCCGGTTGTCCTGTTGAATCTGTTCCTGCGTACGTTGAGGCGCGGGTGTCCCTTGATACCAAGACTCCTCAAGCACATCCTGCCACTTGCCTCGCATGACATTCTCGTAGACTTCGTTGCGGAACATCGGCAAGCGATGGGTCTTGCGTGGGCAGTCTTCGACAGACTTAGACCAGTAGTCCAAAACAAGGTCTTTCGCGAGGACGAGTTCGGAGACGTTATGGGCCTTGCCGGAGGAAAAGTAGGACTTCTTGAAGTTCGTCCCGACGATGCTCAGGTTAAGGATCGCCTTGTCCTCTTGATCCTCCCAGCACTTGTCTTCGAAAAGCAACTGCCAGCTCATGTGAGTGGAAACGCGCTCGGCGTGGAGGGTTTTCTCGCCGGTGGGGTCAAGTCCAAAGACAGCACACTTCACTACGTCGGTGCCGTTGACTATAGCTGGGTAGGCGCGGGCGTGAAATTGCATCGCAGCGATAGTGACCAAGGGGAAAGCAACGTTAGCGCAGCCAGGCCAGGGGAAGTTCTTGTCCTTCTGTATCTGTAACGCGAGGTCCATGCCCGCTTCGTTGCGCTTCATCCAGACTGACCGAGAACGTTCGTCGTGCGCGTAGCCCGTCCAGCACTCGTCGCCGATGAGACGCAAGTCGGCGTCATCGAAGCGATCGCAGAGATTGGTCGCCTTGATCGCAGCGGCGTCGAGCTTGATGGGGTGAAGAAGATTCAGCATTAGAATCCAGGCAGCCTCAACTGCTCGTGTTTCACGGCGAAGCAACAGGCGAACTTAAGGTAGTCGGCGGCTTCGGCGAAGGTGTCAAAGGTCTTGAGGCAGGCGTATTGTGTCCAGACGGCAAAGGTCCCGTCGACTCCTGGCTTGATGCGAAGCTGCGAAACACCAGCACGGCGAGGAACTTTCATCAGTAGCCTGTGACCAAAGAGCGTCCGTCTCGCGGCGCCGCTCGGCGGGAGTTCCAAAATCCTCTCTCCATCTCTTGCTCTTCCGCAGTGTAGAACTCTTCTTCTTCTACAAGCGGCGTGCCCTCAAAGCCATTCACAAGGATAGCGGCGGAGTCAAACTGGTCGTCAAGTCGGGCTTGCGCTCCGCCAGTGAACCTAAGCATTTCGTCCTTTGCCCCTTCGTAGCCTTCGGCGGCGGTGTTCCACCTAGTGGCGCCAGCACGGTGCCGCTTCTTCAGTGGTGTTCCACGGGTAGCTTTGTCCTTTATAGGATTAAGCACGACTATGTTAAGGAACTTATCCCTTAACTGCATCTCTTGGTATACAGTATTCATGACTGCGTTCCAAATAACGCCGCCCTCTACGAAGTGGGCTTCGGGGTGCCAACGTTCTTCTACATCGAACATTTCATCAATCCAGCCGTTCCCGCCTGCTGCCTTTTCAGCTGGAGATACTGCTGGGTTCCAGCGGCCTACACGAAAGTCTAAAAAGTGCATAATGTTCTGAGTGTCCTTGCCGCCGACTGTGCAAGAGGTCCGGTTTGCTAGGTCCGACTTGCTTACTGCGAAGTCCCACCCAGCGTTCACGCGTTTAGCCGCTTCGAAGTCTCCCTCACGCATCGGGATAAAGTCGTCACGGCGAAGAAACGCGTCGGAGTTGTCCTGAGGATCGTTAAGGATCTCCTGCGAATAGCCGGCGGCGTCGTGGGCCGCGACAAGCTCGCGCTGCTTCGCGCGGAGAACCTCCTCCGACAGCCTGTCCGGCCAGAGAAGCTCACTAAAGTCGTCAAAGCTTTTATGCGCCCTGTAGACTTTGGTCAACCACTCAGGATTCTTCATCAAATTGGCAAGCATCGAATCCTCGTTGAGGATAGTTCCGTGCCCCCGGCACTTGCCGTCAAGCCGCACGCACTGCTTCGCCGCCCGAAAGAACCAATGAAGGAACTTTTGTCGCTGTTCCTTCGTCTCGACTTGCTCATCATCCTCTACGTCATCGAAAAGCAGCAACCCAGGGCGCTTTCCTCGCCACTTTCGGCCGCGAATCTTCTGTCCAGGACCGCGCCCAAGGATACGAAACTGGTATCCATCTTGGCACTCAACGATAAGGTCCGTTTTCGTGTCTGTAATGAAGCGTTTTATGTTAAATTCTCGGATAATGTCGTCATTTTCGTGCAGCTCGAACGAAAACTCACCGACACTCTCCGCCGCCATCTCCTCCGATGAGCCCAGGACGATAATATAGCTCTGTTCCCGCCACAAAGCGACAGAAAGCCCGTAAGCGAGTGTGAAATTGGTGCTTTTTGCCGACCCGCGGGGGGCAGCTACGGCACATTGAGGGTGTTCCGAGCAATACATGCTCCAAACTTCACGGTGGAAGGGCGCGTTTCGTGAAACTACGTCGTAGTTCACGGACAAAAAGAGGCCGGCGAAGCTCTCGATCAAGTCGGCGGTGAGCTTAACCTTGTTCATCCCTGGTCCGGTACCACAGTCAGAAACGCGCTCAGCTCAAGCGTCTGGCTCAGGCTGGTCGTAATCTGGCACACCAGCAGATAGGTCACGCCCTCTGTCCCTGCAGTCAACGGCTGCGTAACCGTTTTCCCAGAAATTGTCGCGGACCCGCTGACAACCGACGAGGGGGTGGCGTCTGTTCCACTATAGACAGACGCTGTAACGCTCGCAGTTGAGATGGTTTCAGCGGAGGTGAGGCGGGACGTGAAGTCGAAGGTGTGGATCGCAGTTTCGCCACTGAGCTTGCTCCCAAAGATTATCCTAGACATAAGGGTCCGCCGAGACAGTCAAACACCAAGGGAACTTGAGGGAGGAGGCCCTGTAACCTCGGAGTAGCAGCTCGGCGGAGTTCATTCACTCTCACAATAGGGGTGGATTTCAGAAAAGGGTGCGTCTCCGCACATGCGCCAAGGCTGCTGTATCTCTGGAGGTAGCATATCAAAAAGTAAGGGCCGAAGCGCTTCCCGAAACGGCACATTGACAGCTAATCCACTTTCGGTTTTAGCTTGAGCGAGGGCAATCAAGATACGCTCTAACGATTCTGCGCTGAGACGTTCCATTATTTTCTCTTTCCTTTGTACCCGGCGGCGGCTCGTCCTTGAGCGGCAGCCTTCTTGACAGCACCTGGCCCCTTGTAGACCTTGCCGTGCTGGCCCCACTGATAGCCGCCTGCTTTGCGATGAACAGGCATCACCGACCCCTAGGCGCCCTGACTCTCACCGCGCGCGGCTTCGCCGGAAGGGGTGTCTGCCTGCCCTTGACTCTCCCTACCCGAAAGGGCGCGCGAGTACGAGGGAGGCCTCTCACTTCATCTTCCCCTTCATCGCCATCTTAACGTGTTGCCGCATCGGCATAGCCGGCGTGGGCGGACACTGCTTCGAGTCAGGCACCTTCGGGCACTTCATTGGCTTGGCCATCTATAGTCACTCCTTTGCGAATGTTCGATTGAAGGTCCAGCAGGCGGTTTGCCAGCTGCGCCAGGTGGTCTTGGGGCGGCGCGGCAGGGGGTGCATTGCCGCCGACTCCCATTGCGCGCGCTCCCAGCTCTACCGCCCGAAGCACTACCTGGTCACTCACCTGCGGCGCCTCGAGCTTCTCTCGCAGCCGTTCCAGGCTGAGCGCCGTCACTCCTTCAAAGCGCTCCGCGATCGTAGCCGCCAGCACCGGGTCCACGAGTTCGGCTCGCCGCGCAGCGTAAGCTGACTTCCATGCGTCGGAGGCTTGCACATTGCAGATCCACCCGATCGAGTATCCGTAACGGGCGGCGAGGTCTTTGAGGCTGGCGCCGGGGTGGGCCAGGATGTAGTCAATCATGTCGAGGTGGGAGTAGTTCACCTTGGCGACGACTCCCATCGTAGGGGCGGCGGCGAGATCGGCGAGCATCAGGTCGGGAGATGAAGCATTCATTCAGGTTTTGCCCTAGCGCGTTCAAGTAGCTGCTCGACAAGACGCTGACGGCGATCTGCCTGCTGCTCAACAGGCACTGCACACAGCAGTTTAACCAAAGAGGGCCTACCCATGACAATAAGACAACAAAGTACAGCATTAGTTCACTTTTAACACAAGCGAATAATATACGTTCCGAGCTGTCTTTATTCGCGCCCTTTATTGAACCATAACACGCGCGTGATTCCCACAGACTGCAAATATATCAGGATGGATTTACCCATTTTTTCAAGTTTCGTTTTTGCCCCCCTCCGGCCTTGATTTGGGCAGTCGGCAATTCGACAGGTGTCGGGAAGGTGACACTGACGGGGAATCGACAGCCGTTGTGCGCTGCAACAGGGGATGCACTGGGATGGTGCATGGTCGGCGTCGGCTGTCGGCATTGCGTCAATCACATTTCCTGATCAGCCGGCGAACGTCATTTGAAAATGTGATGGAGATATTTTGAACCATCCGCCGGCGCCGTGGTCATACCATCAGCCGACATGTGTCGGTATTCGATGGAGGCTCACCATGAAGAACGTAATGACAGGCAATCTGGTAAAATGGACGTTCGAGGATAACGTTCCCCCACTGACATTCGATTGCACCAAGGCATCGGGCGCGAACCGTGCACAAGCGCTGGTGTATGGATTTAATGTGCGCCTAACGCGCATGGCTGCATTGCCGCGTGCCGACAAGAACGGGAACGTGATAACGGTCACGGAGCGGATGCGCCATGATGCCGTAGCGGAGGGGATCGCGCATTATGAATCGGCGACCGATGCATGGGAGATGCGGACAGTCCGCGCGCCCACACAGAACCCGGTCTGGGCAGCGATGGCGGAGAAACGCGGCGTTGGCTACGACGTGATTGCGGCGGAACACGCCCAGGCGGATTTGGACGTCCTTGCGGCGATGTAATCATTCCAGGTATATCCGCGTGACAGGCGGATATGCCGGGCATGGTGCTCGGATGGAGGCTTGATATGGGAAGAGAGGGAGCGCAAGCTCCTTTTTCTGGCTTGAAAATACTGGGGAACTTTTTGGGCAGGTTATGGTCTAACATCATATAACATCACACACATACTCGATCGAGTGCCTCGAAAGGGAAAGCCCTAAAGGGGGTTTTTATAATTGATTTTTTTTTCTTAAATCCTTTCGACCTTTCAAATTTCAGCTTGCGGGATTTGGAGGCACCGGAACGAGTATGTGTGTGTGATTAGATGATGATGTTAGATAAGGAGACTTAAATGAAAGAGCAAGAACAGATTAGCTCAGGCTGGGCACCAGTAGGCTATTTGCCAAAGCTTTACATGACATATCGAATTAACTCAGATGTGTTTCATCGCCTGTGGAAAGAGCAAGACGGAAAGTGCGCAGGATGCAAAATACCCTTTGCACACCCTTTCGATAAAGCGGCGTTGCAAATAGGGGTAAAACCGGAAGTAGACCACAAGCATGTTGACAGGACAAAGCTTCAAATTAACCAGCAATGCGAGGCGAAAGATGTACGTGGACTGCTCTGCCGCCGGTGCAATGACTTTCTTGGCAAGGTGCAAGACAACCAAGCCACCTTGCAGAATCTTGTTGATTATCTCAAGCGGCACGGAGACTGGAAATGACAGCTTTCGCCGCGAGGAATACCAAGGCAAGCAAGCTCACCGCTACGCAGGTGCAGCAGATCAGAGAGTTCTACGCACGCGGAGCAATTAGCCAAGGGCAGCTCGCGAGGGATTATCAGGTGTCTATTGTAACAATAGGTAGAATTGTGCGCGGGGAAGTCTGGCAGAATCTTGGGCCACGAGAACCAACCCAACAAGAACTTGATGAATCTGGGCAGCGACTGCTTGCAATGCAGCAAGAACTCGAAGCACAAGGAGTACCAAGCGGAACGGCAAAGCTTAAAGCAACAGGTATTGTAGCAAATGAAAAGGTAAATGCAGCACTTGACGAACTCGCTTCAACAACCCCAAGGAGTCCACTTGATGAATAACCATGAAGTTTCGCCGCCGAGCGAGATCGCACCTCTGCCCAAGGACGAATTCCTCGATCTCGACCCTTGCTTTCGGCCTGTCGCAGCGCAATACGGGCGCAGCATGTTCGCGCTGGTAATAAATGCAGGCATAGCGAAGCAAGCTGCCCATGCGCTGTCGATGCTCGCACAGAAGCACGTCTCGCGCGGCGGGGTGCACGCGGTGGGAGTGTTCGCCGCCTCGTTCAACCAAGTCACAAATGCCTACGTGCAGTCGCAGGGGTGGAGCGAGGAAATGCTGGCGCAATGTGAAAGGGACATTGGGCTGGCATTTAGGGGGAAGATCCAAGTGCCAGGCTCAGCGATCATCCTTGACTCGTGAAAGGAGACAAACATGCTTGATATACTCTTGAGCTGGCCCGTGCTTTTCATCATCCTGCTCGTGGCGATTGTGTCGCTGCCGGAGGGCAGGCGAGGGGAATAACTGTGGGCGCTCTGGGGAATTATTCCCGCGAGTTATGGTCATATAATGGACGTGCAATAATACACGTCAAAATTGGAGGCTTAAATGTACAAGCAAATAATGCAACAAGCTGCATTGCAGGTTGTTGAAACCTGCAACGAAGATGTAATAAAGCTGCTTGCGATAAGAGCACTTGTAATTCAGGGGCTTGATGCCGTTGCCTTTCGTGGAGACCCCAAAGAGCAAATGCTTGACCTGGTGAAAAGAATAAAGGGAGAAAAATGATGTACAAAGTAACTGGCTGGACCGGAGAAGGACACGCAGAGCAGGTCTTCCTGGAAACATGGGAAGACGTGCTCATGCTGATCGGGTTTCTGCAAGAGGAGATGTATCGATCGCTGCTGGTAGTAAATGAAGACGGCAAGGCAGTGCTGGAGATGACCCTATGATCCCCCCTTATAATGGAGAGGAAGAGATCGGCTGGCCCGGCATCGCCGTGCTGGCTCTTGTGGTGCTGGCGGTAAGCTGGTTGAGCTTGCTGGTGGCATCGGCGTATCTGGAATGAATGGAGGCTTGAATGCTCTACCGCCTGTGCTATCTCCGCGAAGGCAAGATGCGCGGAGTCACCTTCTTCGCCGGCGATCTCGTTGCCGCGCTGGAGATCGAGCAGATGTGGGAGCGGCTCGCGAAGGTTAAGGTGCTTACGATTAAGCCGGTCGGCTCGTCGCGCTTTGTGGCGAGGGGCAAGAGGACAGTTCTGCGCGAGTCGGCGCAAGACTTGGGGAACTAAACGGGTAGATCGTTGTCAAACATGGACACGTCAACTAAATGGAGGCCTAAGATGATATACACGAGAACTGCAAAGGATATAAGAGAGGCAGCACGCACAATCTCTCAAGCCTTTGAATGGAAAACCTCTGAAGAGGGTATTAATTACTGGGCAGCAGTAAAAGACGCACTAGACAAACATGCAGACGCAGCAGGCCAAAAAGCTGCCTGCCGCGAAGAAATCAAAGAGCTTCGCCGTCGAATCGACGAACTCGAAGCACGCTGTGAGTAGGCCCCAGCCGACAGGGAGCAATCCCTGTCGAGTGTGGCCTGCCTCGCTATCGCGAGCAGCACACCTTTCAAGGAGACACACAAATGAGTGAAGCAACTGAGACAGTAACGAAGAGCAAGACGGAATACTTCCCCGTGCAGATGTCTGATGGGCGGACAGTGCAGTTTGCAGGGAAGAAGAAGGTGCTCAAGGAAACCATTATCGACGAAGGAAAGCTGGAATCCGACGGCAGCTTGGTGCAACTGCAAGCCGGCGCCGTGAGTATCAGGATGGACTTTCGGAACGGCGAAACGCGGCTGATTCCGTTGCCGCTCAGCTTGCTGGCGCGCTTTGCCGGCCACGGAGCAGAGCAAAAGTTCGGCGACGAGCTGGCTTCACCTTCGACTGATCCCATGTCGGAAGAAGACATGGTGATAGCGATCGACGACCTGAACGCGCAGATCCAGGCCGGCAGTTGGGGTAAGGGGCGTGCGGCAGGTGGTGGCGGAGTCTCTGGCGCCTCGCTGGTCGTTCAGGCAATCATGGAAGCGACCGGCCGGGATCTCGCGACGGTCAAGGCGTACTTGCAGAAGAAGCTCGACGCCGACAAAGATCTCACCCGGCGTGCGCTGTACGACAGCTTCAGGGTCGCAGGCACCAAGACCGGCATCATCATCAAGCGACTCGAGGAAGCGAAGCTGGCGAAGACGGCCAAGCTGGATGCGGATGCGGAGCTGGCGAGCATTTGAGTGAAGTCAGCCGGGTTCTTGGCCCGGCGACGAAGCAGTCCGTGCGATTACGCAGCAGTGACGAGCAGGGGAAGGTGCCTAAACATTAGAGACTCCTGACATAGTGGCACACACAGCGGTACCAAAGCTCCTCACGAAGGGGCTATGGTACTGAAAGGAATCATCCTTTCATAAAATGGAGGCTTTATGGAACCTGATACGATCAAAATCAACGAAGTCGAATACGTGAGAAAAGAAAAAACTGAAGGGATGCGTTATATAATCTGTCGAGCACAAAACGCGGGAGTTTTCGCTGGCTGGCTTAAAAGCCAAAACGGACAAGAAGTAATTCTATTAAACGCACGTCGCCTATGGTATTGGAGCGGCGCTGCTAGTTTATCACAAGCAGCTGAAGAAGGATTTTCAAACCCAAATGCTTGTAAGTTTCCATGCGAAGTGTCCGAAGTAAAGCTAATACAAGCAATCGAGCTACTTAACTGTACAGAGAGAGCACGTCTTTCCATCAAAAAGGTGCCTATATGGAAAGCATAAGATCCGGCAACGGCTCCGGCTACGGCTCCGGCTACGGCGACGGCGACGGCGACGGCGACGGCTCCGGCAACGGCTCCGGCAACGGCTACGGCTACGGCTCCGGCAACGGCTACGGCTACAGCGACGGCTCCGGCGACGGCTCCGGCGACGGCGACGGCGACGGCTACGGCTACGGCTCCGGCTACGGCTACGGCTACGGCGACGGCTCCGGCGACGGCTCCGGCTA